GCCGCAAACGGGGACTGCCCCGCTTTGTAATTAAATACATTGTTGCGGCCGAGTCTCTTCATCGAAATCGTGAACAGCTTGTCTATGGTCGAAACGTCAATGGTCGCGCCATCTCCGGCTGTGCCGCCGTTTACGTCGGCCGCGTCAACAGACACGCCAGCGTTAGCGACTTCGGACGTATAGTGGCCATTGATGATGTTTTGCATGAACTCCACCGCGTCGCGGGTGTGATCCGCGCGAGAGGACGGGGTTGATTGCAATTCATCGAGGTCGGAGATGTAGAAAGCGATATACGGGGTCGTATCCACTGTCAGCGTCTCCGAGGTGTGGGTGAGGGTGTTCAGCGTAACGTCAGAGCCGCGGGTGTAAGCTCCGGCTACCGGGCGAGAGCGGTATTGGCGTCGAATCAAATCGCCGCCTGTCAGCTCTTTTTCCAAACGGAAATTCGCCTGCGGTTTCCAAACGTTGGACACAAAATCCATCACCTGCATCTCTCGCGCCCATATTTCGCGGAAAGATGCTGATACTGAATTAGCCATGTGTGAAGGGGTTAATTGCTAAAATCTTTGTACGATAGCCCCTGTCTTGTTGCCTTTTTCTTCCAGCCAAACGGAATACTTTTTGAAGGTCTCGTCATTCATTGACTGGATGTCTTTGGGATCATCTTTGTCAAAAATGGCTTGAAAATCAATCACGCTGGAGCGCGTGCCGCCGGGTGCGCGTCCCTGTTCGCCGGAAACTTTGCCAGGCTCTATCTCCGGCTTAATAAACCCGAAATAGAGTTCAGCGAGTTCCTTGTCGGCATAGCGTTCACCGTCGGGAGCCACTTGGTCGGAGTACGCAAGCTCCATAAGCTTGTCCTTGTACTGCTCGATTGGCTCACCTGGCAGGGCTTTGCCTAGGCGCGAGACACGATTCTCAAAGACTTGATGCTCTTTCTCAATAGCCTCTGATTCCTTTTGCTTGGCTATCAAATCCTGGACTTCTTTGGGAAGCGCGGGTATCAATCCCTTGCGGGCGAAAGCCACCAGCTTTTCAATCACGCTCGCATCCGCGCCGATTTCTTCCGCAAACGCTTTAATGTCGTCGTCTGTAGCGGCGTTATCGGGCTTCTGCGAGAACTTTTGAACCTGCCCTTGGAGATCGGCAATCATCTTGTCTTTCTCCGCCAGCGAGGTTTCCAGCTCGTGCTTCTTGGCCAGTAAATTGGCAATGGGCTTTGGCTTTGGGATGAATTTCCCTTTGTCGTCCTTTGGAGTTTCCTCTTTGGGAGTCTCGGCCGGAGCCGCGGCCGGTGTCTCCTCTTTCGGAGTGTCAGCAGGTTTGGGAGGTTCTGCTTCCTGACCCTTTGGGGGTGTTGCATCGGCTGGCTTTTCTTCAGCTTTAGGCTGGAGATCGGCTACAGCTTCGGCGGGAAGATCGGTCTTGATTGTCGCGCCGTCTTCGCCTTTGACTTCTGTCATGTTTTCCTTTCGTTTATTTGTGTTGCTCCGGTGGAGCAAGATGGATGTTAGAGGCCATCCATAAACCTTTGCCTTGTTGGGTTGTGGGCTAACAAAAATAGCGCCGCTATTTTGGCGGCGCTATGGAGGGCACTAATGAGAGAACTGGAAAGAACTCTATTAGTGTCCTGTACAACGACACCAAATGAATTCCAGTTCTTTTAGATTGTTGAAAAGAACTCTAGTGTTTTTGGACTTTGCCGTGAATTTTTGCGGCGTACTCTTCGGCGAGTTTCACGGCTTCTGTGCCGTGTCTCTCCACAGAATAGGTGCGGACAAAACCGCCGGCTTTGTTGAAAACATCAAAAGCCTTGCCGGACACTTCCTCTTTTTCATCGGGAGCGTCAACGATGGCTTCAGCTTCCTTCAAAGACATTTCTTTTTTTGCCATTGCTTAAAGGTTAATTATAAAAATTGCCTAATATATTTCCTAAACCCGTTACAAATTCCTTCATCGCATTCACTCTGCGCCTGACATCCGGCCCTTTCATCATGTCCCGCAAAATCTTTTTTCCAAACTCTCCTTGTTTTACTTTTCCGTCATAGGTCACCACTACTCGGCCTTGATTCAGATACGCGGTGATAACTATGGCGTTGCCTTTCTCCATCGGGGCCAGCACCGGCAGTTCGACATTTTCTTTCCAGATTCGTATTCGGTTATAGAGAGCCTTGAGCACGGTCTAAATCTTCGTTAATGGTTTTCTGCAAACTTTCTTTTTGGCTGTGAGTATCAAAATAGGTGAGAAACTGGCGGGACAGGTCAATTATAGTAAAATTCATTTGTCTCTGTTCAGGGGTCTGCTTTCTGTCTGTCGCGTTCTGGCTTTCCGCCACCTGGATTTGCAGGGTCAGGTACTCAATCCATTCTTTGAAGCCCGGTTTCTCCGCCAATCGTTCTTTAACTTCTATCTCCCGGAGGGTCTTTTCGTACTGGGCGATTAGCTCGCGGTTGTCCTCGGTGTCGAATTCATACCGGCTGGTGAGCTTTTTGAGCTGGTCAAGCTCGTTCATATGAGTAAACGATTGAGTTTCTCCAACACTCGAAACTTAAATCCATTTATCCGGCGATCCCATTCCTGCTCTGTCATTTCTTCTGGCATTGTCCATCGGCCATATCTGTAAACATGCCCATACTGCCACACAATCAATCGCGCACGTAAACGGGCCTTAAACCCGTCTCCGGCAAACGACCAGCGATCAACAGCAATTTTTTCGTCTATAGTCATATCTGCGGGGCCATATTAGTCATTCCCTGGCTTAGGCTCTGCGTCCCTGCGGGCGTGTTCATGGCCGGTTCTTCCGGCAGGCCCGGCGGGGCCATTTCCGGCGGCGGCAAACCTCGTTGCGCGTTAGTCTGTACCGCCTTTCTCGCGGCGTTCTGGGCGGCAAACTCCATGTGGGCCTGGGCCAATCGCATGAGCTTCATGAATTTTTCCGTGCCTGCGGCATGCTTTTCCTGCTCTGCGGGCTTAAGAAGAGCAAGTTGGTCAGGCGTGTAGGTTGGATAGTTCTCGTCAGCATAATCCATGATTTTCTGGACAAAAGCCGTGGTAGCCGCGCGATAGAGGGCATAGGGCTTGTTAGCCAGGCAGTCCTGAATCATCTGCGAGGCTTTAGAGAGGACTTCCTTATTTGTTTCGTCCGAAAGGTCAAACACCTGCCGGATCATATCCTCTTCCACTTCCGCGCCCTCCAGCTTGATCTGCGCGGTCATCTTCGGATTCATAACCATGAGTTCCGGGGGAGTAAGGGTGGCGAGGGTATCTCTAAGGGCTTTCTTTTTAATTTCGTCCCTGTTCATATCCTCTTCGCCACCCGACACGACAATATCCCATTCAGGATTGATTTCATTTCTTGCGAGCTCTGTCCACTGCTCGCCTATCTCCCCGATAATCTTTACCGCCATCGGGCTTCGCATGTGTTCCACAAGGCCCCACAGAAACCGACGGTCAATCGCCTGCCAGCACTTTGTCCTGGATTCCATAGCGGCTTTAGTTCGCTCGGCAGACTGCTGGACGTTTAGGAAAGCAATGCCAACTTTCGAGGTATCAGACTGCCCCTGCGCCTCGCTGTTCACTCCGGTTTTCTCTTTGAGCAAATTGTCCATCCACGACACGAGGTTGATCGTTCCCTGAAGTTCCGGGGTCTCAAACTGGTAGATACCCTGCGCAATCTGGGAAACACGCGAGTTCACTTTTTCAAGATTCACAGCCACGAGGCCGTCCTGCCGCCACTCCAGTTCCGCCGGGTTCGGGAACATGGACATGTCATACGCTCTCTGCCCGTAGTTTCTTTTGTGTCTGTTGTCGAGCTCCTGATTAACGAGGACTCGGATTGTCTCGGCTATAGGGATGATGTCTTCCACCGGAGCTTTCGGGAGAGGAGTAAACGGGTCTCTGATCGGAAACCACGACACCCACGGCCACAGGTCGGACTTGAACACATCTTTGAGGTATTCACATCTCACCCACACCCCGGTTTCGTAGTTATAGACAACATAGTACCGCCGCCCTTTCCACATCGTGCCCTGGGCGACGAGCTTGTACATATCCTGGCCGGCGTAGTTGTAGGTGATGCCGTCAAGGCCCAAAGCCATAAAGCGGTTTTGTTTCGATTGAAATATTGTGTCCTTATCTACAAGGCGGTCAGCTTTCACCGCGTTAATCAGTTTTGAGACCTGGGCCGGGTCATACATTCCCTCGTCCGCGCCGTCTACCAGCTCTGATTTGCTCTTAAACACATTGTCCTGCGCCCGGAACTTGTACTTTTCCGTGTCTGCCCCGCCCATCGGGTCGTCCACCACGTCGTAAGGGTCAATCAAATCCAGAACAGATTGATATTTCGGCTTGGAATGGGCCATATACGCATAGGTAACCTTGCCGTAGAGCGCGGCGACCTGGTTGCCGTCGCTGTCGAGCATGTCCCAATCATAATCTTCACGAACTTTTATGCGGTTCAAAAGAGCAGTGGCTTTTTTAGCGGCGATATAATCCGCGCTCTCTGACTGCTCGAACGTGAGCGCGGGGTGCTTTGACATTTTCGCTTTCCAGGTATCAACAAAGCCCGGCACAATCGGCACGGGCACATTGAATTTGCTTTTGAGATTTCGCTTTACCCGGTTCAGGTAAAAATCTTCGTTCTGCGCCCACTGTAGCTCTCGATCTTTTCGAAACATCAGGCCTGCTTCATACTCTGCCCGACATTGCTTTACGATTTTTTCAGCTTCTAAACCTTTAGCCATTAGATTCCTTGATAAATTGAAACCGGATCGGGGTCTTTTTGCTTATAAGGCGTGTAGTCATCTTCATTCTTGAATTGCTCCTCAACTAAAGCCGCGTATCTCTGAACATCAGCCGCATGGCTCGTGAAATCGTGGTACGGCTTTTCCAGGAACATTCCGCGGTTGTCGTCCCATTCCTGCCGATACTGCGCAATGTAATCTAGCCAGGTTTGACAGGTTTTCTCGTTCACCCACAGCCTTGCAAACATCAGCCGGCCTTTTTCTATTCCGGCATCCACTCCCAGGCTCGGCACTTCTTCAAAGCTGATCCCCAATTCTTTAGCTGTGTCCAGGCGGGTCTTGCCTGTACTGATCTCGGTGGCCTTGATGTCGTGAGGGGCAAAATGCTTCCCGTAGACATAGGGTTTGGTCTGGAGCACTTTCGCAAACTGCGGCAGGCCATCTTTCTCTGACCCTTCCCAGAAATCAATCATGTGCAGTTCAGTGCCGATTCGCTGATAAAACCCGGTAGCAAACTTCGGGCCTACTCCGAGATCAGAAACTGTATGGACTTTCAGGGCAGGATCGTAAGGGACAACTTTTATTCTGCCGTCTTTGCGGGCTTGAGCGAGCTGATTCGCGTAATACGCGCCTTTTATTGCGGCTTCAAAAGAGCAGTACCATTCCTGGTCAAATTCTTCCTGGGTCATTAGTCCTTGAGCGACTAGGCGTTTGTCATCCTCAAGGGCTACTCGTAAGTTATTTATGGTCTCGCCTTCTTCGTTGGCGAGCAGGTCATCAATCGTTTTAAAAATTACTGTCCAGTCGGGGTTGTTAAGGGCATTGGCATAGATCCGGTGGAACTCATTCTTACCTTTAGGTGTCCCAAAGAAGATTGCATATCCAAGGTGATCTGCAAGGGCTTTGGAGATGATTTCGCTAAAAATGTTTGAAGGTTGTTGAGGATATTCGTCAAAACCCGCTCCCCACAATGCGAGTCCCCGCAAGGAGTCGGGGTTATCACTTCCAACAAGGAGGAGTTTTGATCCGTTGGGATATTTAACTGTGAATGGGGGGCTGTTGATGTGTTGGACACCTGGAATGTCTTTACTTATTTTTTTAGCGATATCCCAAGCAACGAGCTCGGATTGAACGTATGTAGGGCCAATGTATGCAAATTGGGATTCGGGAATTCGGATGCAATCGCGCTGGAGGTGGTTCACAACGGCGGTGGTTTTTCCTGACCTCCGACAAAGAACGAGAACTATCCAGCGTTTGACACTTTCGTGGAAGGCTTGCGCCCAGATTTGGGGTTTGTAGGGGATTTGGATTCCATCCATGAAATGGGAATGGGACCGCCGCCTTTACCCGAGTGCTCCTGCTGTTCAATGGGCTTTCCAAACATTCGATCAATAAGGTATTGGTTGGCGGCTCTGTCGGGGGCGATCCAATAAATCTTTTTCGATTCGTCGGATTCGTCTGATTTAAAAATGCCGTCTGCTAGTCTTTCGAGGTTTAAAAGGAATTTCTGCCAGCGCGGGATTAGTTTTGTTTCGCCTGTAACACCTATTTCTTCATGAAACCAATTATCAGCGCCTTGTTTTGCGCCGATGTCTCGTGGTTTCGGTTTTCGGCCAGCGCCAGGGCGGGTTCCGCCCCTTCGTTTGATTTCCATCTGAAAAAATCAATTAATCAATCTGTGGGTTCAATCTCCGCGCCATGCGGTGTCCAATGTTCTCGGATACACAGATTACAGCCGCGATACGCCTTGTCATGACAGGAACAGGTACACAGCAATTTACTCATCGTCGTCATCAAAATCTGGAGCGACATCCTGAAAAGGAACTTCACCGAATGTCATAGGGAAATGATTAAGTAATTTCAAAGTAAGAGATACTGTGGAATCTGTCAAGGCGAGGGCGCGGATTGTTTTGGGAATGCGGCATCCAGTATCTGCGCCAGAGACGCACATTGGCCGTCAGAAAACTTGATTCGTTCCACAGGACACAAAAGGACTGTTTCGATAGCAGATATTCTGTCTATCATTCCGCCTATCTGGCTATAGGCCAGCCAGCCGAGGAGAGCGACGAATACGCCGGAAGCCAGCCAAACCACCGCGGCCGCGAGTTTGAGACGCTCCATTTCAAAACCCCTTCCAAATAATGGCAGATAAAATGCCGAGGATTATCGTCATAAGGAAAAATATGGCGAAAGTCAGCGAGACGATGATTTTCTCGGGAATATTGTTCATTTTGATAAAAGCAATGATATTTCTTCAGGATTCCACCACACATCACACACCTCATACTCCCAGTTCCATTCCCGGCATATCTGTCCGTACATCCGCACTACCCGCTTGGCTTCCGCGCCGCAATGCTTCGTATAGGTCGTGCAGTAGGGAAGCAGGGGGATGTACTGGGGGTTCGAGGCGGCGGCTGCAATTCGTAAACCCGCCCAATAAATCAAGACAAGCCAAAAGATCGTACCTATAACGATCACTGCATAAAGTATTCGATCGGATGTGTTGGGAAGCATTGAAACTCTGTTGAGTTCAGCATAGAGTGAATCTAGCGAAGTGTCTACTAAGTCACTTATCCACAGCGAATTACAGCTGGCTAAAAACAACTACAAGGGGGTACAAATGCGTACGATTGCCTATGCGGACGTGAAAACGATCCCATTTGAGCGCGTACTAGAACATTACGGCATAAAACTTGAAGCCAAGGTCATTAAGGACGAGAAAAAGCTCGTTGGATCGTGTCCGATTCACAAGCATGATGGCCCAACCAATCCACGCTCGTCGCAATTTCAAGTAACGCTAAACAGCCCGGATCACCCAAAGACGAACAATACGTTCATGTGTTTTGGGTGTTGGGCCAGAGGAACGATCGTTGATTTCGTGGTTCTGATGGAAGGCTGGGTGAAGTACGACGAGGTCGATTGGCGCGAGGTGAAAGTCAAACGCGAAAGTGGTGAAAAATTCAACTGGGTCTCGGAAGAGGATCTCAAACTCGCGTCGCGCCTATTGCAGAAGTGGTTCATCGCCGGAAAAGACATGTACAAAAAAGCCGACAAAATAGACACGTCAAAGGAACGTGTACAAACGGTGAACACGTCTGAAGCCCCTAAAACCCTCGTAAACGCGACATGGATCGAGATGTGGGGATCACCAGCCAAATATCACAAATCGTTTGTTAAAAACCAATATTTGGCCTCTAGGGGCATTTCAGAAGCGACACTGGCTGAATTCGGCGTTGGCTACTACTGGAACCCGAAAGCCAAAAGCCAACTGCTCGGCCGGATCATCTTCCCGCTACAAAACACGGAAGGCGAGCACATCGGCTACGCTTCCCGCGCCGTTGATGAAAACGAGCCGCGGTATATCTTTCCTCCCGCTGAACGCGAGCGTGAAAAGATCATCTACAAATTCGATCGGTCGGTGTTGCTGTGGAACTTCCACAGAGCAACCGAAGAAAAGGACGTAGTCGTTGTGGAGGGATTCTTCGGGTGCATGAACGTCCACCAGCACGGATATCCGGGCGTGGTCGCTTTGATGGGATCGAATCTCACGGAAGCGCAAGCCGAGCTGATCGCCGATCATTTCCAATCTGCGACGTTCCTGATCGATCCAGACGAACCGGGACTGAAACTGGCTAAACAAGCTATGGATCTGGTTCGCGGCCGTACCCTGCTAAAACTCATCTTCCCCTCAATCCAGCCAGATCAGATGACAGAAGACCAAATTAAAACCCTACTTCGGTAGGGTCTTTTTTTGTATAATTATCTCGCCCTTCGCGCTCCTCCCCTGGAGCTTCCATGCAAGACAATCGAATCCTCACCGACAGAGTTCTGATCGTTGATCGTGTGTCCCTGAATAAAGCTCAAGCGCAGATCGCTTCCTGCGAAAAATGCAAACCTGATCTCGCGGAAATTCTGATCGAATCCGTCTTGGATGAAATCACCGGCAGCAATCCGGCAAGCACCACGTACTTCTTCCTAGAACCAATCCCGTGTCCGAGTTGCGCGGAACCAATAACGGAGAATTCTTTAGTGGAATGGGATGGTGGGGTCGAATTGAAAGTTTAATGCCAACGCCTCTTTCGCTCGTGGGCGCTTTCCTTCTCGCCATAGTCTTTCCAGTATGACGAGCCGCACTTTTTACACTCCCATCGAATGCGGATAAACCGGCTCGTCTCGATTCGGTACTTCTTCTCCATTCCAGGGGTCGAGCAGTAATAGCAGACAATCGTGTCTGGTTCTGTTTCCGTTTGCAATGGTCCGATGACCTCGGCCAAGTAATATACCGAACATCTGTACGGTATTCAACGAGAGATCAAGCTATGAATTTCCGTCAAGCAGAATCTTCTTGCAATAGACCCATCCGGGTGAAATAACATGGATGATGAGAGAAGAATTTCATCTTCAGAGACGCTGGACGGAAAAACTTCCCCAGATAACGTTCTGGATTTTCTTAGCCGCGTTTGCGTATCGGGAGGGCACGGAAGTGATTCTCTTCATCACGAACAACTACTTAGTCCCTGGCACACTTAGCCTGATCGAAGCTTGGCATTTAATTCAAAGCCTCTGGAAATAAACGCTCAAAACAGCGTTCCCTCCGCCCACTCCCACAAATGAACTCCACTCGTGTGCTTCCGTCCGCAAGCGCCCCGACAGTGATTTTATTTCTAAAGGGGAATATCCTCTGCGCTGATTTCTTCTGCGGAGGGGGCAGGCTTCAGTTTATTCTTTGTCGGCGCGAACGGATCCTTGCCTTCATAGAGAGCTTCAAGGTCAATCTGCATAGCATGGCGCTGTGCGGCTATCTTCGCATCTGGCTCACCGATTGGCGGATTGCCCTGGGTAATGTACTCTGTGTCAAATCCCGTGCCGCTTCTTGTTATGGTGATGTCGTACTTTTTCGGGTCGCCCCAGCGTGCGTTATCAACAAGGCTGTTCTTAATTGCGTTCTGAATGCTTGATTGAGTGATTTCGAGAATCTGCACCCGCTGTTCCTCGTAATTCCATACTATAAATGCCCAAAAATGTTTCAAGCTGTATGAGCCGTCCTTTTCCGTCTTAATGTCGGCCGGAATTTCAGTCGGTCGTTCTTTCGATAGGACTGGCTTGTTTTCGGTGTTCCAATATTCCCAACCCACTATCGCGGAAGATAAAACTCGAAACGTGTTTTGCCCGTCTTTCAGCCGCATGTAGTTGCTGTTAGAGGGGACTTTGTTATAGGTCTCTGGCAGAAATGAATCTGCTACTTTTTGTGCGTTCATGTTTTTGAATTAAGGCTTAAACACTTCTCCTGTCTCTAAATGACATTCACTGCTTTGCTTTTTTTCATCCCAATTTTTCCATTCGATTTTGATATTTCCGTAAACTTCCAGGATTGCCTCTGCCCAGAGCTTGTTGCCCTCTGCCCGGAGCTTGTTGCCCTCTGCCCAGAGCTTGTTGCCCTCTGCCCGGAGCTTGTCGCCCTCTGCCCAGAGCTTGTTGCCCTCTGCCCGGAGCTTGTCGCCCTCTGCCCGGAGCTTGTCGCCCTCTGCCCAGAGCTTGTCGCCCTCTGCCCAGAGCTTGTTGCCCTCTGCCCGGAGCTTGTCGCCCTCTGCCCAGAGCTTGTTGCCCTCTGC